ATCGAACGGAAGTCCGTACTGCGCATTGGGGCTGCCATTTTCTAGCTCCTTGTGTTAGACAACTGCCGTAGTGGCGGCTGTGAATTGGGTGTAAGACATGGTGGCTCGAACGATCACATAAGCGTCGCCCCAGTTGTTGTCCGGATAAGGTGCGATGTCAACCACGCGCATTTGGCCTTGTGCACCGTTCGTTTGAGCGGATGCAATTGCCAAAGTGGCTTGCGACAGACCAGTGGTTGTTGAACCAGCGGTGATGTTGCTGAAGTTGAACTCGTTACCAATGGCGGTTTGAGTCAAAGTACCGTCCATCTGGATTTCATACACGATCAGGGGATCGTTGTAGAAATAGGCCACGATGGCAGTGCCAGCAGTGTTTGCAGGCCAGTAGTTCGACACGCGACGACGACCAGTCACATCAGTCCACTCAACACCGTCGAACGCGCCAGCGACTTGGTAGCCAGAAGTGGCAGCCGAGTTGCCGGGTGTACCAGCGGGGATGATAGTGCCGTTAGCAGCACCAGTGGAACCGACCGTGGCGGCGGTTGTGTACGTGATTGGTTGGCCCTTCAAAATGTTGACGGCCAAACCAGAAGTGATACCGTTAGCCAGCGCCTGAGCGCGATCCAGACCAGAAGGGTGGAACGCAGGACGCAAGCCAAACGGAGCAGAGGTTGCACTCATAAAAAACTCCTAGAGGTTAACCCGAAAATACGGGCGTTTTGCTTGGTTGTTTATCAATACTGCCAATTCCCTCGCCCTCGACATCTACAAGTCGTCTGCCGTTGCTGTCGCGTGTACCTTGGAGACTTTCCAGTTGAACACGGATTTTGTCCGCTTCTTCTTGAGGTTTGTCATGGTGATGATGCGCCATAACCTCTTGGTAAATATCCATCGGCAACTTGAACAAAAGCATTTCGTTACAAGAGATAAACCCAGCATGTTCACCAGACTTCACGCGATAATTTTCATAGCCGGGCAACTCATCCGATTTAACGGGAACGTAGCCAAGGCGAATCCTTTTATCAATGGAGTCGTAACTGTTGGTTGTCGAAAGCCAGCAAAGATGCCACCCATCCATGTTGGGCAGCTTTGGCAATGCTGATTGCGTCCACTCCTCGCTCCACATCTTTCGACGTTCCTGCGCAGAAATGAACTGATCTTCAGGCGCTGCGTGGGATGCTTCCCCGTTAGAACGGTCTTGACGACCACCAGCGTTGAGAGATTTTTTAAGGCGTGAGTCCATGATTAGTTCTCCAAGTATTAGTTGCGGTTTTGACGGTCGTATTTGATGAAATTTTCAATCATCTTGGCTTTGCGTGCGGGGTTTTCCCACGCGCCAGCATCTTTCATTGCCTTGACTCGTTCGGGAGTCAAAACGAACTGGGAGCGGTTGCTGCCCCCAAATGATGCTGAAGCCTCACGACCAGAACTTGCCACAGTGTTCCTCGGTTTCCTAACGTCTGAATTGACGTCTGTGTTTGCATTGTAGCGGTGTGGCAACGCTTTTTGCAAGCGGCTGTCGAGTTCTTTCCAATAATCTGGATCGGCAGCGTCCCACCCTTCAGCGATCAGTGCTTCATCATGCTTTTTGGCAATCAGAGAATCACGATCCGTGGCGTTGGGGTTGAACCAACTATTGCGTCGCGTCCAATCTGCGGCATGACGTTGCACTTCGGGGTCGGGCAGTTGGACGTCATCGCGCTGTTGGGGTTGTTGGCGCTGTTGTTGCGTGGCGTTGCGCTTGATTTGGTTCAATTCAGCAATTTCTTGCTTGGCTTGATCCAAAAGTTCTTGCGCTTCGACCATTGAATGGCCGTCATTGCTGCTCACGGCTTCGGCCAACTTCATTTTGGCGTATTCGTACTTGACTTGGCTGTCTTCAATGCCTTTGTCAATGCGTGCAAGGTCGTTTTGGCGCGTGCGGTCTTCCACACTTGCCAAGCGGCGCTTGAACTCTTCGTTTTCGCGCTGAAGCTGCTGCAATCGAGCGTCTTTTTCCTCGTTTGTCTTGCGAATCAGGTCTTTTTTGGCGCGGCGGCGGTTGCGCTTGGCCGCACGGAGTTCTTCACCATCGTCTGGATGGTCTGCATCTTCGTCAACCGTAGTATTACTACGATTTTCATCGGTGCTTGAGGCTTCGGAGGCCTGTTCGGTGTCATCGGGCAAGAAATTTTCGGGCAAATCAATGACGGCTGAACCGTCAGATGCCTCGGAAATTTCCATTTCGACGGGTTTTTCTTTGTTCGTGGACATTGCGTTCCCTTGTTAGATGAAAACTTTGAATGAAAGTGGGTCGTCAGTCACCTTGCCAATGATTTCGTGGTCATTGAGGATCATGAACAGTGCTGGTTCTTCCTTGTCTTCGCCCGGAACAACTCGTTCCCAGCGATCACCGCCCCAGCGCGGCACGCGCAAGTAGTCGCCCACCTGCGCCCAAGTGCCTTCAGCCCACGGCTGCATGGTGTCGCGGTTTTTGAAGGCCAATGGTCCAAGCGCAACGACTCGGCCAATGGTGTTTTGCCACTTTTCATTCTCTTTGACCTCTTCGGTGAGGATCAATTTCAAGTTCCCAACCTTCATGTCTTTTTGGATGCGGCGAAGCTGCACCAAGACTCGTGCGCCCAACGGAGCAATGCCGGGGCTTACGTCAGGGAACGCCCATGCCAAGGCGGCAGGGTCGCAAACGCCATCGCTACCTGTTAAGGTTTGAATTGGCTCTCTATCACTCATAGTCACACTCCTTAAACACCATATTGCAGGTGCATCGTTTAAGCGCTTTTCAGCGCGGCCTCAGCCCCAAGGATTAGGGGCTTATTCTTTGTTTTCTTCTTCGTCCGCCATACGGTCATACGAGTCAAGGACGTATTTCAGCCCTTGCGCCTCGCCCACCATACGCTGGTACGCCTCAAACGTGACGGCATTGCCTGCCATCAGCGATTGCGCAATCTCTTGCTGGCGAACCTTGATCACATGGATCAGTTGTTCAATCATTTATTTTTTTTGCCCATGCTGGACAAACCGCCTTGGGCTTTTTTGCCCGAGTCCTTCATGGCTTGGCCGTTGACGGGCGCACCTTGTGCAAGGCGTTTGTGTTGAGGCACATTGATGCCCTTTTGTTCTTGATCAGACGTTGCCATTTTCGGCTCCTTGAGGTTGTGCAGCGGGTGCTGCGGGTTGTTGCATGGCCGCTTGTTGCAGGTTTGCGTCCTGCGTCATAGCGTGCTTCTGCAAATCGTTTGCTTGCTCTGCGCCGTGCATCTGCAAAGCGTTTTGTTGTGCCGAATGCTCTTGGATTGCTTGGCCTGTGATCTTGGCGTTCTCAATGGCGATCTTGGCCGCAATCTCTTTGTCGTGCTCGGCGGACGTGGCGGCGATCTTGGCCTGCGCCTCTTGCGCGCGCTGGGCATCTGCCTGAGCTTTGCGCTGAGTCTCCGCCATGCTGGTGTCTTTGACGACCTGCGCGTCGGGCGGCAACTGGCCTTGAGCAGCCTGAGCCTTTTGCTGGGCTTGTTGGATGATCTTTTGGAAGGCTGGAATGAACTGGCTGAACACTTCCCCCGTATCAAGCAATACGTGGCCTCCAACGGTCGTGTAGAGCTTGTCAATGGTCGCCGTCATGGTCGGGTCTTCATAGTTGTCCACGGGCTTGCCGCGGTTGGCTTTAGCCACGTAGCCATTGGAGCGGTTCAAGTACCACAGCGTCATGTGTTGCTTGATGTGCTCAATCAAGTTGTTGAGGTAGTTCGGGTCGGCAAACGGCGACTGACCCAAGAATGGGTTGAGGCCAAACTGCAAGTGATCTTGGATGTGCGCAATGTGATCTTGCTGCATGTAGGCATAGGACGGCTGACCCAGCAACATGGCGGCGTTCTCGTCGGCACTGGTGCGCTGTTCGGGCGCAGGCGTGTCCTTCATCAACTCGTTGATGTTTGGCACTTTCATTTGCTTCAGGAAGCGCGACATCACCGCTTGCATATTGAACTGCTCGGGGTGCTTCTCGGCCAGCGCCAACACAGCTTGGTTTTGAGCCATGCGCTGGGTTTCGCTGAAGATGTGCGGGTCGGATACTGGCACAACATCGGTGTTGCGTGCAAAGTCTTCGCGGTTGATTTCCAAGTCGGCAACAATTTCGCCTTTTTGCATCTCGTCCAAGTGCCAGCGGTTCAAGCGGCAAAGGATTTTGAGCACACGGGCTTGGGACTCGTGCAAACGTGCGTGGATGGCGCTGAACACCGCCGCGCCTTGCTCAATCAGAGCTTGGGTTGTGCCTACGGGCGCGTTGTTGCTGATGTCGGCAATCTTCTCTTCGCTGGTGCTCACCACGCCTTTGGCCGCAGTGTCCAGCCAGCCAAGCAACTCAAACAGCACTTGGCTGGGCGGATTGAACGGCATGGGCATGGCGATCTGGCGGATGTCATTCACGCCGGGTGCGCCCTCAATCTCCACGATCTGCGTGACGTCAACTTGTTGGCTTTGGCCGCTGATCTTCGCTCCTTTGAGCTTGAGCATGGTCGCCGCGTTGTTGATGTGCGCGGAGTCTAGAAGAGCACGTAGAGCGCCAGTAAGAGCAGCAGATAGGCCACCGATAAGATGAGGCAGACCAATAGCATAAGCACCCCTCCAAGGGATAAATTTGAACTCGACGATCCAGTCC